CAATGTTTCTAACATGGGTCAAGACGGCTTGTTGATGCAATACGGATACCAGATGGCGGAAGAAACCGTCAAAACGTATACGGTGGCACGTCTAGCTAGCATACCTTCTGCTAGTGCCACTACGACTCGCACTCGTATTCAAAAGAGAGCGAAACGTATCCCTTCATCTCCGTATGGATTTGGTGTCACGTTGTCTACCTTATCGGCTAGACAACTCGCAATCATTGCAGCTCTGGGCTTAGGCCGAACTTAAGCAGTGAAGCTAGTTGGTTCACACTTCCGTGTGGATTTTCCAACCATGATGATGTTTACATCATCCCCTTAAAGGAGAACTGCTGTGGCTTTTGCCGACCCTCAGTCTGTGACCATTAACGCGGTCGCAAACTCACTTCCGAGGATTTCCTCGGGAGTTAACACTGGTGCCTTCCAGAAGGATGACACCACCGTCGCACTATCCGTTAGCCATCAATATGGCAAGCGGACAAGACGACAGCTCCGACTCGATCACAGCAAGATTGCTGCGGACGTTTTCACGTCTGACAATGTTAAGTACTCTATGAGTGCTTATCTTGTTATCGACATCCCAGAGACGGGTTATACCGTCGCTGAGCAGAAGCAGATTGTTGATGCGCTTTCTGCGTATTGCACTGCTTCGTCGGGCGCCAAGATCACCCAGCTATTGGGTGGGGAGAACTGATCAGCCCCCGAGAGGGGGTTGATAAAGATGATGAGCACTCGAAAGAGAGTTCACCACCTAGGGAAGAGATTCCCTATCACGCATTGTTATGCGAGATTCTCAGTTCTTTACTGGGCGTTAGGTGTTTTAGCAGGCTCGCTATCTCAGCTATGCTGACTGGCGAACTTGATAGATTAGTTCAAACTATTGTCGCCGATTTGCTTGACGACAACGTTTGATCCTAATGAGGGTGAGAACAGCTTTGGATCCGTTACCCCAATTATGAATTGAGGATGGATGAAAAGCCTAAAAATTCTCTGGCGAGCAGTGGCAGACGAACTGTCTGCCATATGTCACACAAGTGCCACTAGAGACTATCAAACTGTCTCTAGTCGTATCGAAAACGAGGGATTGTCTTTTCTGACAATTACTCTTCCAGCTTTTGCTAAAGACTTCGAAAGAAGTCTTGACACTGGGCTGGTTGACTCCAGTTACTTCTATGGTTTCCATAGGAGCAAAGGGCCCCTTCCAACTTTCTTGGAGGGTTTCCTGAGTCAAGTTTTCGACTCGAGCAGTGGACACTTACTTGATGATCCGGATATAGAATCCATCTTCTCAATTCGTCAATTAACAACGATGTTTGGGAAGATTCTCCTTCCTTGCAGCGATGCAAGGAATGAGGCGGCTATATTGCAGTACATCAAGTGTGAGAAGGAAATTATAGATTCAGCTGTGTTAATTCCAGGGAAATCCAAACAGGACTTCTCTAGAATTGCTGATCTGCTCTTCACTGACGTCTTCGCGGAGTTGGAAAATAGACTCAACGAAGAAGTGTTGGTTCCGAGGCATGGCCCCGGAGCCACGGCTGATAAACTTAGAGGCAACTCGAAGTTTCAGCAGCGTGAATGGCCGTCCCGTCTTGAGAAGCTCTTCCCTTTTGGGGAGTACGCTGTCCCGAGTTGGCGCTTCTATAAAGAAGTTGTCAAGGACGTTAATTTCCTCGAACCTGGGCAAGAACGACCCGTAAAGGTTGTACTTGTACCTAAGACGCTGAAAACACCTAGGATCATCGCGATCGAGCCAACCTGCATGCAATACATGCAGCAAGCTCTTAGCAACGATCTCAGCTGCCTCCTCGAAAGTGATCGAATCGGTAGAAATACACGACCGAACATAATCGCTGGGCAGATCGGCTTTTCCGACCAGATGCCTAATAGGCATATGGCCAGAGAGGGTTCCCGAAATGGGAAATTTGCTACACTCGATTTGAGTGAAGCTTCCGATAGAGTTTCCAAAGGACATGTATCTGACCTAACACTAAATTGGCCTCTTTTACAAGAGGCCTTGATGGTGACAAGGTCAGAGAAGGCCCTTGTAGATGGCTTCGGGGTTATCCCTTTAGTCAAATACGCGTCTATGGGTTCAGCTTTATGCTTTCCCGTAGAGGCGATGGTCTTTCTGACTGTCGTCTATTTCGGAATTGAGCAGGAGCTTAAGCGCCCACTCACCCGGAGAGATGTAAAAAGTCTCACCGGGTTGGTACGCGTTTTCGGAGACGATATCATTGTCCCTGAAAACTATGTGCGTAACG